TCTGAAAGGTAAGACTTAATAACCCAACGCAGAGCCACTAATAAACTTGTTGCAATTGCGCAGACGCCAACGCCAAAGGCGACCCATTCGTTTGGACTCATTTTTCACTAAGGCCATAATCTACTTCGCTCCCGGACTTTGGATCTAACGCTTTTGCTATTGGAGCAACAACTGCACCAAGCAAAGTTGCATAAGCTGGATGAATGTCAGCCACTATTGCTAAAGCAACAGTTATTCCACTAGCTGCTACAGCTCTCAAATATGACTTAATTGCTGCTTTGTGTTTTTTAGATAGTTTCATCAATTGCCTTTCAGTAGTGGGATGTCGAACTTTTCGCCAGTTTGATTTGGCTTGAAAGAAATATGGATGTGTTTATGGTGGGGATTTATGCCTCGATATTTTCTAAACTTCCAAAGCGACTTTGCTGATGCAATTTTACCAGCATGGATTACATACAGAAAACGCTTATCTTTTTTTGCTGCCTGTCGAATCTGATCTGCCAAATCGAAACTAATTCCTTCTTGGTCAGATAGGCGAGCGTCAATGTCGATGGCACATACCTCACCGCGTTCGTTCGGGTTATGCTGACTGACTCTGGCTGAATGGCGAGCATCACCAATCCATCCATCACTTGTGCGCTTGCGATCAGGGAAGCATTCATTTACTTGTTCCCTAAAAGTGTCAGCAGCTTTAGATAACCAAGGCTTCATTAGCCAAGTAACAATTTAAGTTCATTAAGAGTTAAACCAAGACGATCTGCAATTGCTTGTTTTTCAGCTGCCTTTGCTTCGGCTTCGGCTTTTTGTGCTTTATATTCTGCAACATCTTTTAAATGTTGTTCATATTCAATATCGTTCATTTCTCTATCAATAAATTCGCCATCGCCTGTATAAATTCTGACCATTAATTTTTTTGTTGTCATATTATTTCACTCCGTAAATATAAACATTACCACCGCTGAAAGTATCTGATGATGGTGTGAAAATTGTAAAAGAGGTTATTGCAGCAGATGAATCATAAATGCCGCTAGTTCGTTGAGAATATCTAACTGCATTTTCATCAAAGCCCATACTTGTTGCTTGAACATAAACCGCATCAGTATCTTTTGGTCGCATTAAATTTATTATTGCATAATTTTTTTCTATATCAGTTGTTTTATTTCCAATTACACCAAAAGCAAAAGATGTTGCAGAACTGCTACCAACTCCAGTATTTGTTGTGGTAGTAACTCGATTTCCAGAATATGCATAATTGCTGCCAGTATCAGCATTTAATCTGAAAACTATATCATTTGATCCTGCAGAAATATATGCTTTTTTCATATAAATTATTAATTGCTCATAAGCACTACTAAAAGTTGTACTTGTAACGGATGTGCCACTTAATGTTAATGTGTCTAATAATGTCATTCCACCACTTGCAACGGCTGCCCACTCAGGAGCAGTTGCTCCAGAATTTACAGTAAGGACTTGCCCAGCGGTTCCCAATGGTAATCTAGTATTTGTATTTGCAGTAGATGAACGATACTCAATATCGCCAAGAGTTGTGGATGGATTAAGATTTTTTGTTGTTGTATCAATTGCAGTTCCAAGCGTGCGAATTGCACTTGCACCATCTTTGACTAGATCGGTGTCTGCTGGTGTTGTCCAGCCATAATTTGTAGTAGTTGGCATTTTATCCTTTTCCTATCAGGCTACTATTGTAGCGTACTCCCAAGTCAAAGTTGGGTCTATTGTGTTCCAAGCCTCAGTTATTGGGGTTGTATTCCAACGCATCGCCACTTGGCTGAATTCGGTTGGTGAAACATTTATTGTCAAAAACAGTTCATTAAATCTAGTGCTCCAACGCCAGCCTTCGACATATCCTTGAAATGTGCCACCTGATATTTGGATAGGTAAATTTCTGATATCGACAGGCATTCCCATAAATACGCCTAATAAATCATCACGATCAGCGTCATCAATTTCAGAGTTAGTGATTGGGAATGTTATCGATTGAAATGTTGGCTGTGGGTAAGCTCTTTGGTCAATGTATCGGTCAGCAATAGCCTGAGCATCTACTGCACCCTGAACCCTAGAATTGATAGTTTCGGCTTTGTAGCCATAAAGAGTAATTGATGTTGCATCGCTAGCTGTAACTTGTGAATTGTAGTTATTGCCATAATTTATGTATATGTCGTTTCTAACATCTGATGAACGCATAATTGTTGAAAGGCCAGCACCTAAAGCATGACCTGCATCTAATTCAACATAACCATTAGTTAATAGATAATTTTGTCTGTGGTCAGCATCGGCATAACCTATGTTTCCAGCATTATCCTCATAAATATATCCAAAGGCTGAATTGGCAATATCTGAAACAACATTGTAAATAGTATCTACTGTGGTTGATTGAGCAGTCATTGTGTAAAGACCGGGCTGATCTATTTCGCCTAATCCCAAATTGACTGCATTCTCCCAAGTTTCAGTTGCATCATAAGTTGCCCATTGTGTAGCTGCTGGCACATCATTCCAAGTTCCAAGCAATACGCTAGAAAGAATGTTATAAATCTGGTCGCCATCCTCATCTTGCGAGATATTGTCATCCCAAATTTCTTTGGTTAATTTAGCAAGTGAACCCATCGCAATAAGTGTGTATTCAACAACTGTAGCAATTGATCCAGTCGCACCGACCGCAACAGTCACGTCGGTAATATCTCCACCAAATAAACTTACATAAGTTCCAGAAGTATCTTTGACTTGTAAATCTAAACTGTCATTTATGTCAAAAGGTAAAGTTTGACCACTTAATGCTAATAATGTTATTTGAATATAAGATGGAAGTGGCTGTTGGTAAATATCTGTGCGACCTGCCTGATGCTGAACATCGGCAATAGTTATGTCAGTATAATCAACCCCACCGACAGTAAGTTTCCAGTCTGGTGTAAAAACAGTCATTATCTATCCCTGAGAGCAGTCGTACTTCTAGCTGCTTGACTATTCAAGGTTTGTGCAACAGCTCTAGCAGCACCCTCGCCATCGATAGCATTAACAGTTAAATAAAGCGGGTTGCCTGATCCATAGGTAAAGTTTGATCCGCCTTTTGGAGTTGGAACTGTTGGAACTGATGATCTGCCAGCTGATGGAGCAGGATTTGGAATTGACCCGATATTTACTCCTGGAATTATATTAACCACTCTAATAAGTTCATTTGCTAGAGATACCACTAAGCCAATTGCTTCTCTTAAGAATGTAATGAAGCCTTGAATTATACCAACAACTGATCCAATGGCTTTTCCAAATCCTTCAGCACCTCGTTGAGTTTCAGCAAGTCCTGCGCTTAATCCTTTATCGCCAGTTAAACCTGCAATAAATGCGTTTAATGTTGGGATGCCTGTGTCATTTAAGAATGTAATAAATTGCTCAACTGCTGGCAATAATGCAACGCCTAAACTTTCTTTTGCTTCATCAAATCCAACTTTTAAGCGATCAATTTTGCCTTGAAATGTTTCAGCATTTGTAGCTGCTGCGCCACCATAAAGATCAGTAAGTTTTTGTTGAACTTCCGTAAAACTTAATGTGGCTAACTCAGCCTTAGATAATCCAAGACCTAATCTACCCAATGCTGCTTGGTTGCCATCTTGTGCTTTACCTAAAGCATTTGCAACAGTTTCTAAATCTTTACCTGATGCAGCACTAATATCTAATGCAAGGGTTAATAACTTTTGGGCTTCCTCAGTTGACTTAGTACTTACCGCCAATCTCTGCATCGCTGGACGCAATTTGTCATCAGCAACACCTGTGGCTAAAGAGGTCTTTAGGATCATGTCCTCAGTTGCCTTTATTTGGGCATCAGTAGCCCCTGTGGCTTGTCTTAAGGCATTGGCTAACCTTAACTGAGCTTGCTCATCCTCTATTGCAGCCTTGACCCCATCAACGGCTAATTTAGTGCCATAGGCAACGGCAGCAGCAGCAGCTACGGCAAATGCAGCAGCAGCCTTCTTTCCAAACTCTGAAATCTTGCTTGAGTTAGTTTCAACGGCTTTATCAGCATCGCCTAATTTCTTTTTTAGATCATCAACATCAGCAAGGATTGATAACTTTAATGTGCGATTACCAGTAGCCATTAGACCCATTCCTTAATGATGCGATCAAAACTTTGTTCCCACTTGTTAATCAATTCAGGCTGAATTCTGCGAAGGGTTGGATAAATGAACCA